GTTTGGGGTGTGTTTTTAGATAAACACATTCAAGCTATTTTAAGCCATGCTGGAAATCCTGAGATGCATCAAGCAGAGCCAATAATGAGTAGATATGCTGATGCTATCAACTATTTATTGTTAGGATTTGCAATGCATGTAGAAAGCATGAAACAAAAACATGAGGATTTAAAATTAATATATAGAGGCATATAGTGGACCACATGGAAAACCTTAAAGCTAAGTCCTGGTGTTTAGCTAATGGTATTAAGATATATATTGTGCCTATTCAGTATCGTAAAGAGTGCTATATTGAAGTTGATAACAATGGTAAAATCACCAGGTCACCTAAAAAATATAAGAATCAAAGCATTGCATCCGAAAAAATTTGGGAATTAAACTATCATTTTTACAGAGGTAGTAAAGAAAAAACATAAAAAATATTAAAAAAAGTAAAATATTTTTTGGTTTTTAAAATATTCTTTTTATCTTTGGTGTATAATTAACACTAAATAACATAAAAATGAATCAGAAAAAATTAAACCTTATCAACGAAATCCTTAAAGATGACTTTTATTTTTGTAATCTAGAGGGTTCACTTAAAAATGATGAATTAGTACTATGGTCTCAAACTGACAAATATGCTAATTTTATTCATAGTGTTGGATTAAGAAACCAAATTAAAAGATTTCCAGCAAATATGTCTTTAATAAAAGATGATGGTGCTTGTATTTTATCAATCAAACTTTCTAATGATGAAGTAAATGAAGTGGTTAACATACTTAAAATACAACAAGCTGATTGGTCAGATGACAGAGATTTTAGAAGTGAAACTGAAAAGCATTTAGATGACTTAGTATATAAAATTGAGAGTTTCGCAAGTGGTATCAAACACCTTAAAAGAATAAATGCTGATAGATTAGGCGATTTATCTTTTGAAGAAGCTATTGATAAATTAATTCCAGCACTAAAATTAGTTAAACAAGCAAATGAAAAATTAATGTAAAAACTTAAAACAATTATGAAATTAAGGGTGGTTTTTTAACCACCTTTTTTTTTGTTTAAATTTGCAGTATGAAATCCGACAAATCCGACACTATAAAAAAGAATCTAATATCTGCCTTAGAAAGCAATTTAGGTATCGTTACAGCGGCTTGTAAGCAAGCTGGGGTGCATAGGTCCACTTACTATGATTGGTACAACTCAGACAGCGAATTTAAAAAAGCTGTTGATGATGTAAGTGACCAGACATTAGATTTTGTTGAATCCAAACTACATGAAAAAATAAAAGATGGGGACACTACTAGTATTATATTTTATTGCAAAACTAAAGGCAAGAAAAGAGGTTATGTTGAAAGGCAAGAAATAAAACATGATGCAGATATTAAAAGCAAACTAATTGAATGGAAACCAGCCAAAGACAAAGAATAGAACAATATTGCAATAAACAGTTTTACGAGGCTTTACAATCCAATAAAAGATTAAAGATATTTCAAGGCGGTTCTAGGTCTGGTAAAACATATTCACTAATGCAATATGTATTGTATTTAATTACAACAAGTGAAGAGCCATTGGTTATAAGCATTATAAGAAAAACCCTACCAGCATTGAAAAGGTCAGTTCTAAGGGACTTTTTAAAGATTTCTAAGGACATAGGTATATATTGGGAGGGGGTGTTTAATAAGGCAGAAAATACATTTGAATACAATGGTCATAGAATTTTGATGTTTTCAGCGGATGACCAGCAAAAAATCCGAGGTGTGTCACATGATATTGCCTGGTTAAATGAGGGCAATGAATTATTGTTAGATGAGTTTAGACAAATAGCAATGAGATGTAAGCAAACATTATTGATTGACTTTAATCCATCTGACCCTATACATTGGATTTATGATTTAGCAGAAAGAGATGATGCTGATTTGTTTATGTCAACATATAGAGATAATAAATTTCTGCCTAAAGAATTGATACAAGAAATAGAAAGGTTAAAAGCTAAAGACCCAGATTATTGGAGGGTTTATGGTGAGGGTCAAAGAGCTGTATTTAGTGAAAGACAAATATTTAAAGATTGGCAATATATTCCTTATTCAGAATTTCCTGAATTAGATGACTGGGGTATTGGTATTGACTTTGGATTTTCTCAGGACAGTTGTGCTATATTAATGGCAGCAAAACAAAATGATAAAATATATGTGCATGAATTGTGTTATAAAAAAGGAATGACAAATAGAGATATTGCTGAATTTCTAAAATCAAATAATTACAATCAATACTTATGTTATTATGATGCGGCAGAACCAAAGAGTGGTGAAGAGTTAAGACAAATGGATATATGGGCAAAGCCAGCTATTAAAGGTCAAGGGTCAATCAATGCTGGTATATCATTGTTAAAAGAGTTTGATATAATAGTATCTAGTGAATCTAAAAACATGCAGAAAGAGCAACAAGGATATTTATATGAGCAGTTAAAAGATGGCACAATTATTAATAAACCTGTTGATAAACTAAATCATCTTATGGATGCCCTGAGATACCTAATCTATTCAAAATATAAAAACAGGAATGACTTTTTTGTCATATAAAAAAGAAATTTATTATTTTGTATTTTTACATAAAATTTTATTAAATGGCATCATTCTTTGATAGATTCAGAAATCTTATTGTAAAAAATACCCAACAAACAGCCAAAGAATATAACCAAGCTATATATAATTTCTTAGGTCAATCAGTAGTTTGGAATCCTGAGAATGATGATAATTATATTAATGAGGGTTATAGAAAAAATGCGACTGTTTATTCAATCATAAATCTTATAGCTAAATCAGCATCAACAGTACCACTTTGTGTATATCAAAAGGTAAATGACAATCAACTAAAAAGATATAAAGCAATGACATCAGGCATGATGGATTCGACAATCATACATAAAGCAAACATGATTAAGAAACATGCATTAGTTGAGTTAGAGGATACTGATTTACATAAACTATTAGACAGACCAAATCCATCACAATCTTATGCATCCTGGATTACTGAGTTAGTTGCATTTGGTAAACTAACAGGCAACAGATACATTTATGGTATATCACCAGACACAGGTGATAATGCTGGAAAGTTTAAGGAATTATATGTAATGCCATCACAAATTATGGAAGTTGTAAGTGGCGGTATATTAGAACCTGTTGTTGGTTATAGAGTTGAATATAGTTCTGGTCAAAGAGATATACCAGCTGATTTAATATGCCACATTAAAGATTTTCAGCCATATTATGATGGTTCTGGTTCGCACCTTTATGGTCAATCACCATTGAAAGCTGGATTTAGAGCAATGACTACAAACAATGAAGCAGCACAAACTGGAGTTTCTTATTTACAAAATCAAATGGCTAGAGGTGTTTTAATGAGTGAAGAGGGTGATTTAAATGAGGTTCAGGCACAACAATTAAAAGATAAGTTTAGACAATCATATCAATCTAGTAATAATGCTGGGGATGTTATTATAACACCAAAGAAATTATCATGGGTGAATTTTGGTTTAGCTGCAAGTGATTTATCATTGATTGAACAATACAATGCATCAATTAAAGATTTATGTAATATCTACAATGTGCCTGTTCAATTATTAAACAATACTGAATCATCAACATATAACAACCAAAAGAGTGCTAAGGCAGCATTATATCAACATGCAGTAATGCCTGAATTATTAAAGATTAGAGATGAATTAAATAGATGGTTAGCACCTAAATATGGCGAAAATATTTATCTTGATTTTGATTTTTCTGTTATTCCTGAATTACAAGAAGATATGGAAAAAGTTGTAACTCAAATGACAGCTGCATGGTGGTTAACACCAAATGAAAAAAGAGCAGCAATGAGTTATGCTGAAGAAGAAAATGATGCATTAAATGATTTCTATATTCCAGTAAACTTAATGCCTGTTGGTGATAGTGATGTTGAGTTACCAGAACCACAACCACCAGCACCAGAGGATGATGAGGATATTGAAAAAATGCAAGTCAAGTATCAAGTTGTTGGAATGCCTGACCATTATACTACTATTGAAGAAGCTGAAGAAAGAGCAAATGAAATGGGTGGTTCAGGTTATCATGAGCATAATGTAGATGGTCAAACTTATTACATGCCTTTTGATTCACATGAAGAATATATGGATGCAAAAAAAAATTATCATGAGGATGATGAAGAGCAAAAACAAGTAAGTGCTAGAGTTGAAAAAGCATTAAAAAAAAAAGTAGCTGACCACAATGCAAGTGTAAGTGCTGCAAGTAAAAAAACATCATTAGGCACTTTAAAAAAAGTATTTAAAAGAGGTGTTGGTGCATACAACACAAATCCAAGTTCTGTTAGACCAAATGTAACGAGTGCTGATATGTGGGCAATGGCGAGGGTCAACAGCTTTATTTATGCATTAAAGAATGGTAAGTTTAGGTCAGGAAAACATGATACCGATTTATTACCAAGTGGTCATCCAATGAGTTCTAAAAAAGAGCAGAAAGCTGAGGGCTATTCTGACTATCCACAATCAGCATCTAACAATGCAAAAAGAATGATTGAGTGGAAAGAAAAACATGGTGATGAAGTTAAAGGAGGCACAATGGTCGGATGGCGAAGAGCAGCCATGTTAGCATCTAGAGCCAAACTATCTAGAGATGTTGTTTCTAGGATGGCACAATTTAACAGACACAGAAAGAATGCAACAGTTGACCCTAAATATAAAGACACACCCTGGAAAGATAATGGATATGTGGCTTGGAATTTATGGGGTGGTACAAGTGGTGTTAACTGGGCAATAAAGAAAATGGAAAGCATTAGGAATAATGAGTAAACAATGGAAAAAGGATTACGAAAAGCAACTATCATTAGCTGAGAAATCAATAACACCAACAGTTACTAGATTTTATCAATCTAATTATTATAAAGGAGTTGATAATTTTATTAATAATGGTTCTACTGACTACCCATCTTTATTTACATATAGTGATATTGAAAAACTATACATTGAGATTTATGAAAAAGTTGCAATGAGATTTGCAAAATGGTATGCTAGATATTTTGATAAATATGAGCAGAAAGGTACTGACCCAAATAAATTTATTACTGTATGGCTTATAGCATTTAATCAATTTGCAAAAAGGAATGCAGCTACTAATGTTGTATTAGTGAGTGGCACAGCAAAAAAGACATTAGTTAAATTAACACAAAGATTAATGAGTGACCCAGATTTTGCAACATTAGGTGCTGATGAAAGGGCTAGGATATTAAGAAAACAATTCAATAGATATTCAAGATACCAAGCATTAAGATTAGTTAGAACTGAATCTGCAAGGGCTGGTAATTATGGAATTGAACAAAGTGCAATGAAAGTATATGCTGGCAGACAAATGAAAAAAAGGTGGATGACATCAATGGATGGCAGAGAAAGAGAGGCACATGGTAGGGCTAATGGTCAGGAAGTTGATTTTGATAAACCATTTTCAGTAGGTGGTGAATATATACAAAGACCTGGTGAGGGTAGTGCTGCAAATGTAGTTAATTGTAGATGTTCAATGTTTCCTTTTCCAGTACCAGAACCACCAAATCCTTTTGCTAATGTCGGTGCATTATCGACTGCATTGATTGCTGGTGATTCTCTAACAACTGACTAAATAAAAATTTAGTAATTTTACAAAAAATTTACTTATGGATTTTATCTACAAAACATCACCACTTGGTGAACTATCTGACTATGATGAAAAAAACTCAATCGTAAAAGGTTATGGGTCTTATTTTGATAATAAAGATGCAGACAATGATGTGATTGCAAAAGGTGCATATCAAAAGACAATTAAAGAAAATGGTGAAAGAGTTAAATACTTATATCAGCATAATATGATGCAACCTATTGGAAAAATGAAAGAGTTATATGAGGATGACAAAGGATTAGTTTTTGTCGCTGAAGTGCCAAAGACATCATTAGGCAAAGATGTTATTGAGTTAATGAAAGCTGGTGTGATTACTGAAAACTCTGTTGGTATTTTACCAATTCAAAAAGAGGACAAAGGTGATTACAGAGAACTCAAAGAGGTTAAACTGTTTGAGATTTCAGCTGTAACTTTAGCTGCAAATGACATGGCTAAAATTATGGATGTGAAAGGCACACAATTAATTGATGATGTTTATGCTAGATATGACAACCTATGTAAATTAATTCGTAAAGGCAACATCTCAGATGAGATGGGTTATGCCATTGAAAGTGAAATATACAAACTAAAATCTTTGTTTGTAGATGCTACTCAGCCAGTTATTGAAACTACTGAGCCAGTTGAACAAAAATCTGAGTTTGATGTTTATAAATATTTGTTGAATAATTTAAAATAATTTCCAAAAAAATGGATGAAAATGTTAAAAATCAGCTTGACCAATTAGGAAACATCATTGATGAAAAAATTGAGAAAGCTACTGGACAGGCACTAGAAAGTGCTAATGGTAAGGCAGATTCAGCTCTTAAAGGAGAGATTGATAACCTTACTAAAAAATTTAACGAAAGATTTGATGCATTCGAAGTTGAAAACAAAAAAATGTTTGAGAAAAAGAATGAATCTAAAAATTTCAAAACTAACTTGGTAAAAGCATTAAATGAGGGTGCTATTGACAATTTAGTAAAAGGTAATACAAATGCGGCTGCATTTGAAATCAAGGCGGATATGACAATGAATAGCGATTACAGCGGAGAGGTCGTGCCAGCGGACAGAGTGCCAGGATTCAAATTCGACCCTAACAGACCACAGAACATGAGACAAATCATTCCAAATGGTTCGACTGGTTCTGATGTTGTTAGATTCGTAAAAGAATCAGGATATTCTAATGGTGCTGCTGCTGCTGCTGAGGGTACAACTCTTGGACAGACAGATTTCGATATGACTGCAACATCTGTGAATGTTGAGAAAATCGGAAC